GCCACAGCTGATTTTATGTTTGCAATCATCTCGACCGAAGAGTTTGAGTCACTCGGTCAAGTCCTGGTTAAGCAGCTCAAGAACCGTTATTCTGACGTTGGGTCTAACCGCAGGTTTATGCTTGGGGTGGATCGCCGAAAGATGCGTTTCTATGATGTAGAGCAGGACGCTCAGGAGAATCTACTTGACGGACCAGTCATGGACAACACCAAGTTCGGTCAGGAAGATAAGAACCGGTCTGCCGGTAAGTTTGACAAGAAAATGTTTGAGGCATTCAAGTGAAGTATGACATCATCGACCTGAGCGACGAGGGGCTCTACTGCATCCGGGAGATCCCCACGGACAGGATCATCATGGCCAGCGACAGGGAAAAAGTCATTGACGACTACGTCATGAAGCTAAATCGTGGGGCCGGTTTTAACGGCTGGACGCCAAATTTCTTCTTTCTTGACGACTTCGTTGTATAAATAAACTTCACTGACGGACTGGTATGCGCTGCAGCGCAAGAGGCACAGAGTATTCTACATTAGTAAGGAAGAGTCGGGATCACGGTGGGGTTCCGCCCGACCCAGTCTGCTTTAATCATATCGGGGAGGCCTTCGGGCCTCCCCTTTTTCATTTGAATAAATAGTGTAAAACTGAGGGTAGTATGGCTAGTTTAGGATCCATGAGCACTGGTAATATCTTGGCATGGGATAAGTATGTCAAGAATAATCCGCTCTGGGATTCTAAAAAAGAATATGAAATAGAGTATGATAGCGATGCTACGCTCTATGATTCTTCTATGAAAGCCATAGACGTACTAAAGTCCAAGACAAAAATTTACATTACAGACAAAAATATAACTGTAAAAGATAATAAGAAATATGCTAAGGTACGTGCTGGAAGTAAATCTGGCCTGATACTAATAACGAAAATTAGAAAGCCCACCGGTAAAAATACTCTCAAAGATGAACAGATGGCCATTGCGTCATTTGATGCAATGTTCAAGCAAATTGGTCATCCTATTGATATCAAAGTTGGCAAGAATGTTTATAAGGACATAGTAGGCGTAGTAAATGTAAGCGGAACACCGAAGGCAGATTTTGCGCTAATCAATAAGTCTAAGCAAAAGGTGATATTCATTTCACACAAAAAAGCAGGTGGTCCTGAAGCTTTTCAGCAGTATGGTGGTGTTACGGAAAAAGCTGGCGCCGCGATTTATAACCACAGAGAAGTAAAAAGCTTCATGGCTAACGTGGCACAAAATATAAAAAACGGAAAATTATTGAAGCCTCTGTATACCAAAGTAAAAGATCAGCATCTTATTGGTATGTCCATCTACGGTCCAAATTTTGGTAATTCAAAACATAGTGAAGAAAATGTTACTTTGATTGGACAGGGTACTCCGATACTTAATAAAAAAAATGATGATATGTATGAATTAACTTTCTCTAGTCATATGTCAACAAATCCAGATCTTAAGCATTTTACCGGAGGTTATTTGCCGGTGTTAGGTGCTACATATCGTGAGGGGCGTGGATTTGAGTTTAATGGAAAACGTTATGATGGAGCCAGACTCGGAATATATCCAGTAAAACTACTGTCTGGAAGATCCGGCGCAGAAGAAGTATAATGCTATCACTATCAGAACTCTTACTTGAACAGAAGCGCAAGATCCTCCATGTGTTTGACATGGACGAGACGCTGTTTCATTATCCGGACAAGAAGACGGAAGCAAAGATTCATGTCAAGAATCCTGAGGGAAAGCGCGTCAAGTCGCTGACCAACGTACAGTTCAACAATCATAAGCTAGAGCCGCATCACAGCTACGATTTCTCTGAATTCAAGTCGGCCGACACATTTGCCAAGTCTGCGCACCCGATCAACAAGATGATCAAGCGCCTGAAGAACATCCATCGCCGCAACCCGCACGTAGAGATCCTCACGGCCCGTTCTGACATGGACGACAAGGATAAGTTCGGCGCGCATCTGAAGAAGCACGGCATCGACATCGACAAGGTACACGTCCGTCGAGCCGGTAACTTGGACAAGGGCACGCCGGCCGAGCGTAAGCGCAACATCGTGTCCAGCCTGATCAAGCAGCACGGGTACCACGAAGTCCATCTCTACGACGACTCCGAAGACAACCTCACGCACTTTCTAAACCTGAAGCATCATCATCCCGAAGTCAAGCTGGTGGCCCATCACGTACAACATAATAAAGACACCGGAGACACGCAAGTAAATAAGGCTGTAGCAAATCGCTTCAATGACGAGAGTGAGCACGGCGGCATGTCGTTCTACTCGCCAGACGAACGCAAAAGAATCAAGGACGGTACATGAAGAGCTTCGTGAATTTCCTGACAGAGGCGGCAGAGGAAGAGGGCGGCAAGCCCCTGAAGCACCTGACGCACCTAGAAGACCACATCATTCACTCCGGCAACGAGGGTGTAAAGAAGGCCGGTCATGCTCTGGAGGGGACACACGCCGCTCTGCTCGGCAAGAAGTCAGACATGCACATCACCACGAAGTACGACGGCGCGCCGTCTATCGTCTTCGGGTACCATCCCAAGAACGGCCGCTTCTTCGTAGGCAGCAAGTCGGTATTCAACAAGAATCCCAAGATCAACTACACTGAGAAGGATATCGAGCAGAATCACGGTCACGCTCCCGGCCTGGTCGATAAGCTAAAGAAAGCTCTGAAGCACCTGCCCAAGATCACTCCAAAAGCCGGCGTGTATCAGGGCGACGTCATGCACACCAAGGAAGACATTCAGAAGCACGGCAAGAAGCTAAGCTTCACACCAAATACCATCACGTATTCTACGGACGAAGACAGCGCTCAGGGCAAAGCCATCAAGAACTCTAAGTTCGGCGTCGTGGTTCATACCAAGTACGAGGGCAAAGGCGACCTGCATAACATGCACGCCACGCCAAACGTAGACAGAGACAAGTTCAAGCACCATCCCGACGTACACAACATCGATCCTACCATCAAGGCAGACTCTTCGCACTACATGCCAAAGGACCAGCAGAAGTATCACGACGCCATGTCCAAGGCGAAGGCCGCCTACGCCAAGATGCATCCCGACGCTCTGGATAAGATCAAGGGTCATGCCGTGCCCCTGGAAGCGCACGTCAACGACATGGTCCGTAAGGGAGGACACCCGTCTACTGAGGGGTTCGTCAAGCACGTCACGAACTCTATTACCAAAGACATGGACAAGGTAAAGAGCGACAAGGCTAAGCAGCAGCGTAGAGAGAAGCTAGACGCTTTCCTTCACCACGTGTCGTCAAATAAGAAGCACTACGACCAGGCGCTGGAACTGCATAAGCATCTTCAAGACGCCAAAGACGTCCTGACCCATGTCATGGCAAAGAACCAGGAATTTGAGCATCACATCGGCGGAGCCAAGACCGGACCCGAGGGAGCAGTGGCCGTCAGCAAGCACGGTGACATGACGAAATTCGTAAATAGAAAACAATTCTCGCGCCAGAACTTCCTGGCCGGTAAGATGCAGCAGGCCAAGAAAGAAAAAAATGAAGAAGTATAGAGACTTCCTGGCTGAAGAAGCCGATGCTCCCAGGCGTCCCGTGGTCATGGCCTTTGGCCGCATGAACCCGCCTACCACCGGTCATGCCAAGCTGGTAGATAAGGTCCATGAGCTGGCGAAGAAACACGGCGCACATCATCAGGTCATCCTGTCCGGATCACACGACAAGGCAAAGAATCCGCTGGATCCAGAGACGAAAGTAAAGCACGCCAAGCGCTTCTTTCCCAACACGCATATCAGGGCTGCCACCAAAGCCGAGCCCACGCTGCTGCATCATGCCGCTCGTCTAAACAAGGCGGGTCATGACCATCTTATCATGGTCGCCGGGTCCGACCGCGTGCACGAGTATCATAAGCTATTGAACACATATAACGGCAAGCCAGACAAGAAGGGTCACATTCCGTTCAGCTTCAAGAAGATCAGTGTCGTGTCGGCCGGCCATCGCGATCCAGACGCAGAGGGGGCCGAGGGAATGTCTGCCTCGAAGATGCGTGAGCACGCCAAAAACAACAACTTCAAAGAATTCAAGAAGGGCATTCCTTCACACGTATCTCATGAACACGCCAAGGAGCTATTCCATGACGTACGCAAGTCGGCGGGGCATGAATAATGGCACAGTTTAGAAAAGACACGCATCAGTATTTAAATCAAGAGAGGACGATCTTCGAGGTCGTCATGCTCGCCGATCAGTTTGGTAATCTGATTGGACCGGCTAACCCGTCTGGAGCGGCAGTCGACGCTTTCGGTAGATCGCGCGCCTCGCTTCCGTTCACACTGTTTGAGTCGAGCTATCGCTACGGCGACAACGGTAAGTTTGCTACCGCAAATACTACAGGCGGCTCATTTGGATTTATAGCCAATACTGCTTCTGTGGACCTAACCGTCAGCACCACTTCCGGCGCATCGGTATATAGAGAATCGACTAAAGTATTCGCTTATCAGCCTGGTAAGTCTTTACAGATACTTAGCACGTTTGTCATGAATCCCGCCAAGACAAACCTTCGTCAGCGCGTCGGCCACTTCACAGCTAACAACGGGTTTTATCTAGAGCGCTCAAGCCTAACTACTTCTGGAGTATGCTTTGTAGAGAGATCATCCGTTACAGGTGCTGTAGTAAACACTCCTGTAGATCAGGCTAGCTGGAACGTAGACAAGCTCGACGGCACTGGAGCTTCTCTCATAACTCTGAACTTAGACGACCCGCAGATCCTGTTTGTCGACATGGAGTGGCTCGGTGTCGGGTCTGTCAGAATGGGATTCGTCATCAATGGTCAACTCATCATCTGCCACGTATTCAACCACGCCAATATAGACACTGCTGCTAAGGGTGCCTATATCCAGACTGCTACTCTGCCGGTAAGATACGAGATCGAGAATACTGGAGTGACTTCTGGTTCCAGCACGCTAAAACAGATCTGCTCGTCTGTGATATCGGAGGGTGGCTACGAACTCATCGGTAAGTCGAGAGAAGTCGGCCTCGAGCCAACATCGGCTAGCCAGATAGCTCTCACGTCAGCGGGTACTTATTATCCGGTGATGTCGATCAGGCTGAATCCAGCGTTTCCAGACGCCGTCGTAGTGCCAAAGCAGATAAGCCTGCTTCCCGTTAACGCGTCCCACTATAGATACAAGATCTTAGTAGGTGCGACTATTAACGGCGCGGTGTGGGCAAACGTGACCACAGATTCTATAGTTCAGTATAATACCAATACGACAGCTACCGTATCCGGCGGAAACTCCGTAACTTCTGGATACATCACGTCTACAGTTCAGGCAGCCGGTTCTGTTCAGCTGGTAGACAGCCTGTTCAAGTATCAGCTCGAGAGAAACTCTCTGGCTAATACTACGACAACGTTTACTCTGGCCGTCACGGCTGGTACCAGTACGTCAAACGCGGCCGGCGGCATCATCTTCGAAGAGGTAGTGTACTAATGAGTAAGAAGAGGGGTCTCTGGGACAACATTCACGCTAAGCGCAAGAGAATTAAGCAAGGTTCTGGCGAGCGCATGCGTAGACCGGGAGAGAAGGGCCGTCCAACCGCAGCTGACTTCAAAGCTTCGCAGGCTAACGAGGAGATGACTGCCACGAGCGGCGAAGTTCGTGGCATGGGATACGTCTCCGGAGACCCGGCCGCCTTTCCAGACGCCATTCAGAGATACGTCGCCGGTAACGTAGTAGACAGCGACCAGCAGAATAACCAGCTATTCAAGAAAGTCAAGGAAGTGCACGGCGCCCTTCATAGCAAAAAGACAGCCTATGAAAAGCGTACACAAAAGGAATCAGTCGAAATGCAAGAGGCTACGAATCCGGCCGCAAAGAGAGTCAAGCTCATCAAGCGAGTATTGAAGCCAGCTCATGACAGCTCCAAGCATTTCAAGACCAAAGAGACGGTAGAACCGCAGTCAAGAGACTCAGACGATCCAGACTCGCGCTTTGACGCCACAGACTCGGCGGTTCGTATCTACAAGAAAGATACGCCGGGTCAGTGAAGTTATAAATACTGCAAAACGGAATTAACATGAGCACACTAGACACCATCAAGAGAGTCATCCTCGAGGCGCAGTACAAGGGAAGAGAAGTTCCCTTGAACAAGCCAATGAAGGGCGACGTCAAGAAGTCTAAGGTGTTCGTGAAGGATCCAAAGACCGGTAACGTCAAGAAGGTCAACTTCGGCGATAAGAACATGACCATCAAGAAGGACCAGCCGGGTCGAAAGAGATCTTACTGCGCCCGTTCGTCGGGTCAGGGTAACTTAAACAAGAAGACCAGCGCTAACTACTGGTCTCGCCGCGCCTGGAATTGCTAGGAGATATCATGGAAAAACTGATCGCACAGATGAAGGTGGTACAGGCTTCAGTATTTGCCCTGTATCTCAAGGCACACAACTACCACTGGAACGTAGAGGGCCCGGACTTCGGTCAGTACCACTCCTTCCTGGACGGGCTGTACAACGAGTGGTGGGCATCAGTAGACGCTATCGCCGAAGAGATTCGCTCTACTCGCTCTTACGCTCCGGGTTCTTTGAGCCGCTTCAAGGAGCTGTCGGTAGTAGAAGACGAAGTCAACATTCCCACTCCGCTCAGCATGCTCGCCAAGCTCAGAGACGACAACGCTAAGGTCATCGAGGAGCTAGTCAAGGCTCGAGCCATGGCAGAGGACGCTAAGGCGTTCGGCCTAGTAAACTTCTTTGAAGATCGTATCGATAAGCACTATAAGAATGACTGGATGCTTAGGGCTTATACGAGGTCGTAATGGGAACTATAACGCAGGGTAAGTTTGTCGGATCTAGCTCGGCTTTCAAGTCTCGTATGACAAAGAAAGCCAGCTCTGGTATTGCCCTAGGTACAGCTCGTAAGCAGGACCTAGAGACGAAGGCTATCAATGACAAGCGCGATCAGGAACAGGCAAAGACAAAAGAGATATCTCGCAGAGAGAAGGAAAGAAAAGCTATGCAGAGCGACCTGGAAAAGCGAGTATCTGAACAGACCAACCCGAATAGGAATACCGATCTCAGACGTAAAGTCGTCAATGTCGGTCGTCCTGACACGGCCAAAGATCCTATGGACGTCCGTGCTAAACTGGTTAAGCAAGCAGAAATCAAGAACAAAATAATCGACGAAAATCAGGAGAAATCGATGACGCTTCAGAAGTACCATAACCTGTCGGACGACCTAGTAGCAGCGGTTCGCGGCGTGCTCGAGGGCAAGAATCCGTTCGCCAAGAAGGACGACGAGGACAAGAAGAAGCCGTCTAAGGAAGACGATGACGCCGACGACAAGGACACGAAGGCGAAGAAGGACGACGACTCCGACGACGAGGACGAAGGAGACGACGATCAGGACAAGATGGTCGGCAAGGACGGCAAGAAGACTAAGGTCGACATCTCTCCGAAGATGAAGACTGCCAACGAGGAGCTGAAGGGCGGCCAAAAGAAGCTCGACAAGAACCACAACGGCAAGCTCGACGCTCAGGACTTCAAGATGCTCCGTAAGGAAGAACTCGAGCATATCGAAGAAGGCATGACTCATACCGTTTGGTTCCAGAAGGGAACTAAGGTAGGCGCTCGTTCAGCTCGTGGTGTCGGCGTAACAGCCAAGAACGATAAGCACGCCATCGAAGTTGCTAAGCAGCAGTTCCCGGATCATAAGAATGGCTGGTTTGTCGACAAGATCAAGTCGCATGCCAAGGAAGAAGCCGAGCAGATCGACGAAATTTCAAAAGGAAAAGCTATTAAGGCATATGCTTATGCTGCTAGCGTCGGTGATCAAATGACAGATAAGATGTCTGATCAACATGATCGTTTAAGAGGCCATATCAAGAGAAAGTTCGGTGATAAGGCTGCAGCGCATGCTGATAATGCTGCATTTGCGGAATATTGGGGTCGTGGGACACCAAGACCAGGAAAAGATAAGTTAGCATCAAATCTTACAGCAGATAAGATGCGTAAGACTCAGTCTGGTATGATTCATAAGCAAGATCTTGATAAGAAAAAGAATGAGATCAAGAGACGTATGAAAGAAGAAGTCACTCTCTCCGACGACGAGACAGCTCGCATTCTCGCTAAGCTAAACGAAGCCAAGGGCGACGACGAGGATCAGCATGACGGTCCGGAGCATATCGTGATGCAGCTGCGCAAGGCTAAGTCGCTGGGCGCGGCCAACCGTCCGATTCACTTCCATGACGGCTCGAAGGTCAAGGTATCTTCTGCGCACGTTCAGAAGGCGCTGGACATGCACGGCTCGTTCAAGAAAGCTCCAGAAAAGGATGAGTTCACGCAGAAGCTGCAGGCTTCACACGCCTCGTTCAAGAAAGCTCTGGGAGAGCAATGAGGAAATTCTTAAGCTTCGTCGAAGCTAAGAAACAAGACAAGAAAAAGAAGTCGGAGCCTAGCGCCCCGACTTCTACCTCGTCCCCGCTGCGAGGTGCTAATCAGGACTATTCGGGGGTCAGTCCTAGTCATGACCATACCGACTATACAGTAAGCGACTGAGAATATAAACAAATGACACATAAACATCATATAATCACATGTATGGAATAACTGGAAAAAATCATCCGAGATATGGAGTCGTTGGAGCGGCCGCTGGAAAGCGTTGGTACAATGATCCTATAAATAACAAAGAAATTTATTGTGTTGAGAATAATCAACCAAACGGATATGTCTTAGGACGACTAAAAAGAAGGAATAAAGAGCATGCAATGGGGTAGAAACGATCAGGCTGTTACCGCCAACAGCACGACAACTAAAGAGACGTCGAACGGCGCGCCGATCGGTACCTATGCGCTGGTCAAGGGCTCTGGCCTGTCAATCAGCATGGTGGCCAACGCGCACTATGGTAACACGTCTGCTGGATCTCGCGCCAGCGTAGACGCAACGATGTTCAGCAACGTCACACCGGGCGCCTTCATTAATAACATGGCAACCGGCGTATTTGGCGTAAGCGCCCAGGAAATGGCGAACAACACTCTGAATAATTCTCCGGAACACGCCGCACATGCCGGTTGGACGTATCGTAAAGCCGGTACAGGCCCGATCGTCTCGGTATCAGCCAACGTCACTGGAGCATCGGCGTATAACAACAACGACTTGCTGGTTGTCAGATCGACTCAGGCCGGCGGTAACGCTACCATCTCCATGACGACAAATGCAACCGGTGGCAACCTGGTCCTAGTCATCGCGAATGCTGGCGCAGGATTCCTAGTGACATCGATTCCTACGTCAAACCTGGTCATCACCAATTCTACGGGTGGAACCGCGGCCGGTAACAGCACAGTAACCATCTTCACGGTTACAGCTGGTGGCCGCGCCGGCCGTGTACACTCAGAGACTCTGGTAGCTATGGGCTCTCTCGGCACGAATAGCACATCTTCTACCGGTGTATATGGCGCTACAGATACGGTGGCCGACGCCTCTTCGGATAATACTCAGTATCCGGGCAGATAATATCCTAGGTAGCTGGTAATGACCGATACCGCAAAAAAGACATCCGAGCTGGCTACGGCTAACACCATAGCCGGCTCGGACCGTTTAGTGTTCCTGTATCAGGCGAACTCGTCTGCTCCCTCGACACGCACTATCACGGTAAAGAATTTTACTACGAATCTGATTTCGGGTCCGTATACAAATGACGCGGCCGCCAATACGGCCGGAGTGGCCCTAAAAGGTCTATATTACGACGCATCGGGTAACGTAAAGATTCGCTTAACATGATATGAATGAAACTTTAAATGATGATAACTTCCTGATCTACGCGGCAAAGCACTACGATAATTCTCATTGTTGCTCCACCGACGAGTTCCTGGAAGACCTGAAAAGATTGAAGTATATCAAGAAGCTACTGACTAGGTACGCCGAGACTGGCGAGCTCAAGGAACGCTTGATCTTAAATCATATCATAGTATTGAACAATATGTTTGGCGCCGAGCATGTGTGCAGGATCCTGTACCTTAAACTCGGCGATTATTTTAACTACATCATGCCGTTCTTGGTGCTGTTGAATGTCCTTCCGGACAAGTTGTATAATATAAGAGAGCAATCTGTGGTGGACTTAGATATGATCACCATGGATACGAAGATAGTAGATAAGCTGAGGAAGATCTGATGTCGAAAAAGAAGAAGCAAGACAGAACTGCCCGTAGAGCTCTTGAGCTATTCAAAGACAATCGCTTCGCTAAGCGTGTCGTGAAGAGCAAGAAGGCTTATGACCGTAAGCGTGACAGAAGAGTGGTAAACGAGACAGAGTCTGCCACTCCAGTCAACGCCATGGGCGCGTCTTCTACTACGCAGGGTCCGATCCAGACTTATGACCCGCTCCTGAAGCTCGGCAAGAACAAGCTCATGAAGTTCTCCATGTTCAAGAGAAAGCCTGTCTAATGGCCGTCTCTAGCAGAACGTCAGATATACGTCGGGCTATAGAGAAGCTAATCGACATTCACGGAGACATCAGCAAGATGCTGGCTCTTCATGAACAAAGACTGACTCAGCACGAGAAGACGCACGAAGCTCTGGCCAACGACGTAGAAAAACGTCGTCTGGAAATCAGAGACGTCACTGGCGACTTGTATAAAGAGATCGACCAGAAGACTACTGGAATTATGGAAGAAATCAAAAAGAACGCCGAGAAGACTTTTGATCAGCACAGCAAGCTAAACGAAAAGATCACGAATCTTTCGCGATTCATCTGGACCGGCATCGGCGCCAGCATCGGTCTAAGCGTCATAGTTTCCATGGTTACTGTAGGCGTTAATATCTTTCACGTGTTGAAATAACAGTATACAACCCGTGTCATCGTTGGTATAATAGGTTATTACCTATTCATCAATGGTGTCTATCATGGACTGGCTGGAAAGCAAGTACATCGGCCTAGTGTCGCCTAGGCTGACCGGCTTCAAGAAGAAGTCAGGAACTAGTTACAACTTCAGGTGTCCCATCTGCGGGGACTCCAAGAAGAGCAAGAACAAGGCTCGAGGCTGGATCTTTGAGAAGTCCGGCAAGAGTCGGTTCTTCTGTCATAACTGCAACGCGTCTATGAGTCTGCCCAAGTTCATTCAGACTCTCGACGAATCTCTCTACAAAGAGTACAAGCTCGAGATGATGCGAGAGGGAGCCTCCGGGTTCATCCCTCCAAAGGTCATGCCTCCGGTAGGTTTCAACTTCCGGCCGGTGTTCGAGAACTCAGAGCCGCTTAAGGGTCTGACTCGAGTGTCTGCTCTCCATCACAACGACCCCATCAAGAAGTACGTGATGGAGAGAAAGATCCCTACCGAGTGTCACTACAAGCTGTTCGTCACCGAAGCTTTCTGTAAGTACGTCAACACTCTTATCCCCGACAAGTTCTCGGAGTCGGCTCTGGCTAAAGACGAGCCGCGCCTAGTTATTCCCTTCATCAACAAGGACTCTAAAGTACACGCCCTGCAGGGTAGGTCCATGGACCCGAGGTCTAAGTCTAAGTACATCACCATCGTCTTGGACGAGAGCGTGCCCAAGATCTACGGCCTAGATACTCTTCAGACTGGTAAGACATATGTCGTGGAGGGACCGATCGACGCCATGTTCCTGCCCAACGCTCTGGCTACGGCCGGCGGAGACCTTCGCCTGGCTCAGACCGTGGCGGCGGCGGAGGACATGGTAGTGGTGTACGACAACGAGAGACGAGCCGCCGAGACGGTGAAGAAGATGGGTAAGGCAGCGAAGCAGGGATACAAAGTTTGCTTCTGGCCAGAAAATATAGTGTACAAGGATATCAATGATATGGTAAGATACGGAAACATGTCGATCGACCAAGTAGTAGCGGCGATCGACTCTAACACCTATTCTGGTCTACGTGCAGAGATGGAGCTGAGCAAGTGGAAGCGCGTCGCAGTCTAAAAGAACAAGAACTCTTCTACTCGAAGCTCGAGGGCAAACACGCCGCCATCGACGACATCACGAAGAAAGACTACTCTTTCATCTCTCTGTCTATGTGCTACAGTCATAACAGGCAAGCGCAACTAAACTTTATTGAGGCTTATGGAAATGCATCACGCGAAATTAGTGGCTAAGACGACATCGGTCGATAAGCTGGCATGCGACAGCGGCGACGAGTTCATCGCCTACGCGGCTCGAGTATCTAACCCCGGCAACCAGGCGAACACTGAGACCGGCACCAGGCTGATCAGGTATCTGCGTAAGAACAAGCACTGGTCGCCGTTCGAGATGGCGCACGCCGTGATGGAGATCACTACTACCCGTGACATTGCTCGACAGATCCTGCGTCATCGATCGTTCTCTTTCCAAGAGTTCTCTCAGCGATACGCAGACCCGACCAAAGACCTCGGCTTTATCACTCGAGAGGCGCGCCTGCAGGACTACAGTAATCGCCAGAACTCGATCGACATCACTGAAGATCAAGCTCTGAAGGACGAGTGGGTAGACAGGCAGAACGCCGTACTGGATAGTGTGAAGCGTAACTACAGCTGGGCGATCGCCAACGGTATCGCCAAGGAGCAGGCTCGAGCCGTGCTGCCCGAGGGTCTGACCGTGTCTCGCATGTATATGGCCGGGTCTGTTCGCTCGTGGATCCACTATTGCCAGCTGCGCATGGATAAGAGCACGCAGAAAGAACATCGCGAGGTCGCCACGTCCTGCTGGTACGAGCTGACAGAACACTTCCCGTCCCTGCGTGACACCCTGCAAGACTAACTAAATACACAATAACAATCGGAGATAATTGATGACGCTGACCGTAATCAAGCGTGACGGCCGCCGCGAGCCGTTGAACCTCGACAAGTTTCACCGTGTAACTATGTGGGCCTGCGAGGGCTTGAGTAACGTGTCAGCGTCAGAGATCGAGATGAAGTCTCACATCCAGTTCTATAACGGGATGAAGACTTCCGAGATCCAGGAGACTTTGATCAAGGCCGCGGCCGAGCTGATCGACGAAGATCATCCCAGCTACCAGTACGTAGCCGGCCGTCTGATCAACTATCACCTGCGCAAGGAAGTGTACGGCCACTACGAACCGAAGCCGTTATGGGAGCACTACCACGACGTGCTTCAGGACGGGTACTACACGTCTGACTACATCACCGGTGACAACCCGTACGACATCAAGGACTTCATCGAGCTGGGTAACTACATCCAGCACGATCGCGACTACAACATCGCGTATGCCGGCATGGAGCAGTTTCGTGGCAAGTACCTCGTAAAGAACCGAGTGACTGGCAAGATCTACGAGACGCCGCAGGTGGCGATGATGCTCATCTCCATGATCCTATTCAAGAACTACGAGAAAGACAGACTACAGTGGGTAAAGGAATTCTATGATGCAATCTCTACTTTCCAGATCTCTCTCCCGACTCCGATCATGGCTGGACTCCGCACTCCACAGAAGCAGTTCAGCTCTTGCGTTCTCATCGAGACTGATGACAGCCTTGACTCGATTACTGCTACCGCCTCTGCGATCACTAAGTACGTTTCTCAGAAAGCTGGTATTGGAGTCGGTGCCGGTCGTATTCGCGCTATCGGCTCTCCTGTTCGCAATGGAGACACTTCGCATACTGGCGTGGTTCCATTCTACAGACTCTTTCAGTCAGCGGTACGATCGTGCAGCCAAGGAAGTGTCAGAAACGGGGCAGCAACTCTTTATTACCCTGCTTGGCATCTGGAAGTAGAAGACCTCCTCGTTCTGAAGAATAACAAGGGCACCGAGGACAATCGTATTCGTCACATGGACTACTGCGTGCAGTTCAACAAGGTGATGTACGAGCGCCTCCTGTCCGGCGGTAACATCACCTTGTTCTCGCCTCACGACGTTCCGGAGATGTACGACGCGTTCTTCACTGACGTAGATCGTTTCCGTGAGCTGTATGAGAAGGCTGAGAAGAACACCAAGCTTCGCAAGAAGTCTGTACCTGCTATCGAGCTGTTCTCCACTTTCTTGCAAGAGCGCAAGGATACCGGTCGTATCTATCTGATGAACGTGGACCATGCCAACGACCACGGCGCGTTCGTCAAAGACATGGCTCCGATTCGCCAGTCGAATCTCTGCTGCGAGATCGACCTGCCGACCAAGCCAATAAATAATGTCCTAGACGAAGAGGGAGAGATCTCGCTTTGCACTCTGGCGGCAATCAATTGGGGAAAGATTAAAGATGTTAGCGATTTTGAGCGGCCTTGCACTCTTGTTGTTAGGGCTCTCGACAGTCTGCTGGACTATCAGGATTATCCTGTGGCGGCTGCGGAAGTATCCACTATGGCGAGAAGACCTCTCGGCGTGGGCATCATTAACCTTGCTTACTGGCTTGCTCGTAACGATATTAGTTATAGCAATATCGATAACGCAGGACTCACAAAACTACACGAGTTCGCAGAAGCGTGGTCCTACTATCTTATTAAGGCCTCAGTGACGCTGGCCGAAGAGAAGGGAGCTTGTCATAAGAGCAATGAGACTAAGTACGCTCGCGGTGAAATGCCTGTCGATACTTACAAGAAAGAACTCGACGAGCTGGTCAAGCCAAACTACTTCATGCCTTGGGATGCCCTGCGTCGTACCGCCCAGCGCGTGGGTATTCGTAACTCTACACTGATGGCGTGCATGCCGGCCGAGACCTCGGCCCAGGTGTCCAACTCCACCAACGGCATCGAGCCGCCTCGCTCGCTTGTGTCGGTCAAGCAGAGTAAAGACGGAGTCATGAAGCAGGTGGTTCCGGACGTACGTCGCCTGAAGAACAAGTACGATCTGCTGTGGAGCCAGAAGTCGCCCGAAGGTTATCTCAAGATCTGCGCAGTTATTCAGAAGTTTGTGGATCAGGGTATCTCGGTCAACACCTCGTATAACCCCAAGTTCTACGAGGGTGAGCAGATCCCGATGTCTGAGCTGATCAAGCACATGATCATGTTCTATAAGTATGGCGGCAAGCAGCTATACTACTTCAACACGGCAGACAATGCCGGTGAGATCTCACTTCCTGAACTCGAAGCAACTAAGGCAGAGGAAGCCGACTGTGAAAGCTGCACTATTTAGACTTGGATTCTTTTGGATATAAATAGTTCATGGAGGATATCATGAACTATAAAAACCACTATGACAAGTTAATAATCAGAGCCCAATTACTTTCTAGAGGAAGAACAGATACTTATTGTGAGCAACATCATATTATTCCAAGATGCATTGGCGGATTAGATACCGGTGATAATTTAGTTTTGCTGACACCGGAAGAACACTATATTGCTCATCTTTTGTTGGTTAAAATATATCCACTTGAAACCGGTTTGATATATGCAGCTAATATAATGGCAAATAGAAATAATAAACAGTATGGTTGGATTAAAAGAAAATTTTCTATACAAAATTCTATAGATCATACCGGAATGTATCATACCAAAGAAGCAATTGCTAAAATGAAATTGGCAATTGAAAATAGAAAACAAAAAGATCCCGAATTATTTTTGGCTAAGCAACGATATGCAGGATCTCAACCAAAGAAAAAGAAAGATGGTTACTTTAAACCAAAAAGCAAACAGCATGCAGCCAATATCTCTTCGGCCGCTAAAAAAAGACCAAGATATCCATGTAATGTCTGTGGTAAACAGATTACAAAAGCTAACATTCAAAAACATATGAGAATTCATGTCGGTATTTGATATTAAAGACAAAAAAGATCATATTAAGAAAAAACTTTTCTTTGATGATACAGTAACAATGGCTAGATTTGATAAAGTCAAATATCCATTTTTAGATAAATTGACGGAACGTCAGCACGGTTTCTTTTGGCGGCCGCAAGAAGTAGATGTTGGTCGTGACGCTAAAGACTTTCGTGCGCTCAGTAAGCATGAGCAACATATCTTTACATCTAATTTGAAGCGCCAGATCCTTCTTGATTCTGTTCAGGGCCGCGCTCCTACTGCTGCATTTGGTCCTATCTGTTCACTACCAGAACTCGAGCTGTGGCTGTCGGCTTGGACGTTCTCTGAAACTATTCACTCAAAGTCTTATTCATATCTAATTCAGAACGTATATTCTGACCCATCGAAAGTGTTCGATGAACTGATGGATGTAAAAGAGATCGTTGATTGTGCTTCTGATATCGGCAAGTACTATGATATGCTAATTGAATTAACTGTAGCTCTGGCTGCAGAGAATACATTCTATGATGAGCATGAACATAAGAAAGCTCTGTGGTTAGCTCTTATGTCCGTCAATATCCTTGAAGGCATTCGCTTCTATGTTTCTTTCGCGTGCTCATGGGCATTCGCTGAAGTAAAGAAGATGGAAGGTAATGCCAAGATCATTAAGCTGATCTGCCGAGATGAGAACCTGCATCTGGCTGGTACTCAGCAGTTGCTTAGGGTTCTCCCACAAGATGATAAGGACTTTGTAAAGATTGCAAAGCAGACTGAGAAGCAATGCACAGAGATGTTTATCTCTGCCGTAGAGCAGGAGAAGGCTTGGGCCAAGTACTTGTTCAAGGACGGATCGATGATCGGTCTAAACGAGCAACTGCTTTGCCAGTATATCGAGTGGATCGCTCATAAGCGTATGACCGCGGTCGGTCTAGAGTCGCCGTACAAAGGCGGGTCTAACCCGCTGCCGTGGACTCAGAAGTGGATTTCTGGCGGCGAGGTACAGGTCGCTCCGCAGGAGACCGAGATCACCTCGTACGTCGTCGGCGGCGTTAAGCAGGACGTTAGCAAAGATACTTTCAAGGGTCTAAGCCTGTAGCATAAATAGGTTCATGACATGGACCTATGGAATGAAAGAATTTGTGAGTGAGGATATCGGGGACCACTACGGCTTCGTATACCTCATCACGAACACTGTCAACAACAAGAAGTATATCGGCAAGAAATGGTTCTGGTCTTCTAGAAAGAAGAAGATCAAGGGGCGTAAGCGTGCCAAGAGACTGAAGCTCGAGTCAGACTGGCAGAAGTATTATGGCTCATCCGAGGAGCTATGCGCCGACGTAGTCAAGTACGGCGAGGACAAGTTTGCTCGCGAGATCTTGGTGTTGTGTAGGACCAAGTCAGAAGCTACGTATCACGAGGCCAGGTTGCAGTTCGAGTATAGAGTGCTCGAGTCTGACGACTGGTACAACAAGTGGATATTCTGTAGAGTCAGGAAGAGCAACCTATAGAGAGAGGTAGTCGTACTTCTCTAGCTTAGAGTAGTTTAGCTTGCCTCTCCACCATCCGTCTGGTATGGGATTGACTGGATCCCAAAACTTATTGATTATGCCGTTCGTGATTCGTATCTTGCCGGCATGATTGGGTGGCAGCTTGTCTTTGGGCGGGACCATCCTGCCCCTTTCCCAACCCATCTTCTTGAACAGGTGGACTTCTGCCGGGTCCACGAACTTGTTAATGATGCCGTTGTTGTACCACACTCTACCGGCTTGAATGTGGTCGGGATTCATCTTCTTCTTGGGATGCTTGAAACTCTCGCCCTTGATGTCTGGATGCTTCGAACAATATACACACCTTAGAGCAACATTGTCGATATTTTTGTTGTACAATTGGCCGTCTCTATGGTACAATACTAAATAATCAGGCAGTCGCTTATCAGCCTGGAGCTTCTTCAGCCAGATGCCGACTCCGCAGATCTCACAGCTGCACCCTCGCTCTAGAGCGAGCCACATCATTAGTTGTTGATTTGCATCCATGACGATATTTATGAAGAGTCTGTAATGCCTTGGCCTAATAAGAACCGACCGCGCAAGGGTCGACGTAAGATCGGATCGAAGAAGCGCAACAACAGGAATAGACGTAAGAAGTAAAATTTGCGGGCGTGGCGTAATGGTAACGTACCTGGCTTCCACCCAGTAGTCGAGAGTTCGAATCTCTCCGTCCGCACCAATCAAGCGTCCGTGGCGTAATGGTAACGTACTGGTCTGCCAGTCCAGTGTCGAGAGTTCGAATCTCTCCGGACGCGCCAATTTTTAGGTGATATATGTGGTTAGAAACTTGGGCATTTTTCCAGGTACTTGGTATTTGGATTCAGATTTTCTTTGCTATACTATGTGTTATTTTCATAGTATACTTGTCGATCCAAGAATCCAAGTTTCAACGAGAACAAGAAATTAAACGTAAGAAGAATCATGTAGATTTGAGTAAGTACTATGAGAAAGAAACTAAATCTTGACGAAGTCCGTGCGTTCATTAAGAGCACTTCTGCATCCACCAAAATATATCTCGGATCGGATTCTGAACGATATAACTCCGGCGACGTGTGGTATGCGGATTACATCACGGCTGTCGTCATCCACTATGATGGGTGTAAAGGCTGCAAGCTCTTCGGTGAAGTCGTCACTGAGCGCGATTATGATCAGCGTAAGGACCGCCCTCGCTTCAGACTCATGAATGAGGTGTACAAGGTAGCGGGTCTATATCTCGAACTGGCAGAAGCCATCGGGGAACGTCACTTCGAGATTCACCTAGATATTAACTCTGACGAGAAGCAGGGTTCTAACTGCGTAATGCAGGAAGCCATCGGGTATATCCGCGGCATGTGCAACGTGATTCCTATGGTCAAACCAAACGCATTCGCTGCTACGTACGCCGCAGATCGTTACAAGAGCATCGTTAAACACGCCATCTAATGAGGAAACATGCACGTTGAGATCTATACTCGTCCCGGTTGCGGCTTCTGTGACGCAGCCAAAGACTTGCTAAAGAACACGGGAATCCCGTACGTGGAGAATCGACTGGATGTCGACTTCACACGGGAGACCCTAGTAGAAAGGTACTCTACGGCGAAGACCTATCCGGTCATCGTCGTGGACGGGTTCTATATCGGCGGATTTACTGAGCTAAATAAGCTGGTAGAAGAAAGAGTTAGAAACTCACGAAAGCTATTGATCGGAGACTAGAACATGGAATACAAGCGCGATACTATCCTGGAAGACCTGCGAAACAACATCGTGGAAGTGACCTTTACGAAGGTTAACGGCGAGCGCCGTTCCATGCGTTGCACGCTGATGACTAACTATCTCCCCGAGGTGCATCAGAAGAATCCCGAAGAGCAGGAGAAGGAAAAGAATTTCCACAAGGAAAATCCTGACGTCCTAGCCGTGTGGGATGTTCAGAACGGCGGCTGGCGCTCGTTTCGAATCAACTCTGTCGACTACGTACAGATCCTCGATAACGTCTACTAACAAGGAATCAAATAAAAATGAGTCACTGGGGCTTTCATCTCATGTTAGACTGCTCGGGCTGTTCTCCCGATGCCATCACCAGCGAACACGTGATCTACAACTTCACGAAGCAGCTGGTCAATGATATCGACATGGTGGCTTACGGAGAGCCGCAGATCGTGAACTTCGGTTCTGGCAACAAGGCTGGATACACTCTGGTTCAGTTGATCGAGACTTCGAACATCTGCGCACACTTCGTCAACGAGACGAATACCATGTACCTAGACGTCTTCTCGTGCAAGACGTTCGAGCCCTCTGTGGTGGTAGACCTTGTGATGCGTTACTTCAAGGCTAATAAGATCAGGCAGAACTTCGTAACCCGTCAGGCTTAATGTCCGACATAGTATTTCTTGTTGAGAGTATTGACAGATATGGTCAACCATATACTCTCAGTGACAGACTGAAGTCCCTGTCTCCGGAATGGATCGAGCATTATAACTCCGAAATACTTAAAACGTATATCAACTGCATTGGAAAGAAGATTACTTTTCAAGCTTATCATGCAGTTGAAAATTTTGATCCTAACAAGAAATACTACTACTTCATTTGTCTGGATCACTTCAACTTTGATTTTCCAGTGTTCTTTCAGATGCTGGGCAAGTCAAAGTTGAAGCGACTCCATGACAACAATATTCCTTTACTATTCGCGCACGACTTAGAGACGATTCCGCACCTGGAATACACTGCATTTGTGAAGCAGCTCGAGTGGTTGTTCCTGATGCGAGGCGTATATTCTGGTGTAGAAAACGAAATCATCGTGCTGAATGCCGGCGAGATAGTGCCACGGCAGGCCGCATTCATCAAGCAGTGGTTCTATAATAAGTTCAAGTTCATTCAGAGTCCGCTGCTACTCAAATATTCAGCCAATGAGTTATGCGAGATATATCCGGCCGAAGACGAGCTCGAGCGTCTAAACGGTCTAGAAAAAGAACGGCAGTTTACGTGCCTGAATAGAACGCCGCGATTTCATAGATCGACACTTATTCATGGATTGAAGTCGCAGAATCTGGATGGTGAAGGCTTCATTAGCAACGGCCATCTTACTCAATACAACACCCATAGCATAACTTCCGAGACTGCCTACGCCACGGCGGTCAAGAATCAAATAGTCCAGAATAACGGCTCGCTCCCCGTAATGACTCTGGACGAGTATACATTTACCGACAATCGACCAAAATCTCTGCCCGCTTTCCCAGAACAACTGTGGAAGACGTATTATGACATCGTGTCAGAGACCGGCGTAGTATACTTCTATCCTGACCCGTTGGATCTTTCCCTGATTACAGAGAAGACGGTAAAGTCTATACTGATGATGCGGCCGTTCATGATCAACGGCGGTCCATACTCTTTAAAATCTCTGAAGAGATTCGGTTTCAAGACATATGACTTCCTATTTGATGAGAACCATGATGACGTAGAGAATCTAATAGATCGTCAGGAGATCATAGTCCAGAACGTCCGGAATTACGTCAATAAATATTCTGAACTTAGCGTCAAGATCAATGCTCACAGAGATGTAGTGCGCTTCAATCGCCATCGTCTATTGAACGTGGATTACGAACAACTACTTGCCAATGAATTAATGAGTGTATCATGAACAATTATGACTTGCTTGAGAAGAATGAAGTGTCGGCAAACGCGCAGGGCGGAACGGAGCTTATGCTTCGTTCCATCTATGACGGCACGATTCCACGTGATCTCCTAGAACAGTTTCAGATCATTCCTTCTAGGCCGCGAGACCTAAAGGAAGACAAGATTCGTGTAATGAACGTGCACGACCTTCCAGAAGATCCCGAGTCGGCCAAGTTCAGAGACCCGCAGTTCCGATTGAACTTTCATAAGTTCGTCTTCGTCTCTAACTGGCAGTACTCGCGTTATCAATACGTCCTCGGCATGGAGTACTCTGATCGCGACGTGGTCATCGAGAACGGCATCACGCCGCTTACACCGGACTGGAACAGCAAGATGCAGGACGACAAGATTCGTCTGGTCTACTGCTCCACTCCTCATCGCGGCCTAGAGATCTTAGTGCCGGTATTCCAGCGACTGGCTGAGAAGCACCCCGAGATTCACCTCGACGTGTTCTCCAGCTTCAAGATCTATGGCTGGGATGACGCAGACAAGAACTTTGAGCCGCTGTATAAGATCATCAAGGATCACCCCCAGATGACTTATCATGGATTTCAACCAAATGACGTTGTCAAGGATCATATTACCAAGTGTCATATCTTAGCGTATCCCTCGATCTATCTCGAGACCGGGTGTCGAGTCCTGATGGAGTCGATGTCGGCTGGCCTATCTTGCGTGCACCCAAACTACGGCGCCCTGCCCGATACGTCTGGATCTCTGACTCACATGTATCACGGCGCTGCAGACAAGATGACGCACGCCAACATCTTTGCAGCAAATCTGGACTACGTGATCGAGCAGTATAAGACTAACAGACAGGCAATGAATAAGAGAGCCGAAGCTGTTGCTGCATACGCAAACCAACGCTTCGACATCAGGCTTATCCTGCAGAAGTGGCAGGATAATCTAACAGAACTGGCAATGATGTATCCGGTGGGTATTAGAGCGCCCAAGAAGCATGAAAAGAAATTTATTTACAGGGTCGGATAAAAAGTAGTGTACATTCGGCCGAAATATAAATATAATGGTACTATGTGTACTGTAGAAAATCAATGACGGCACAAATCATCAACTTCCCCGTGAAGAACGCCCGACCAATAGTTACTCCTCCGGCTAGCGAGGAAGACGTAATGGCGGGCGTAGATAGTATGAAGCTCATTCATGTGAATGAGACTCTCATGGCAATATCCCAGATGCTCTTCGAGCGCCTGTATGCTGCCGGCTTTGACTTCTCCGACTTTAAGTCAGAGAACGAGTTGAAGTATGGATCTTTCCTAGTAGAGACACTACACTCTCTGCTCTGCAAGTACTACGACGTCTACCATCCGTTCCAAGACGTGGCCGACAAGATCTTCGTCCGGGACGAGAACGACGAGTTTACGATCGTAGACGAAATCCACATGAAGTTTATCGACAAGTCTAAGAAAGACACCTGAGAGTTATATCATGCTTATTCTGGACCTCAATCAGGTCATGCTCTCCAATCTCATGGTACAGATTGGGAATCATACCAATGCCGCGGTAGACGAGAACATGGTGCGGCACATGATCCTCAACACCATTCGCTCGCTCAACGTCAAGTTTCGTAACGAGTACGGCGAGCTGATCATCGCGGCCGACGGAGCCAACAGCTGGCGCCGCGACTACTTCCCCTACTACAAGGCAAACCGCCGCAAGAGCCAGCAGACGTCTGAGCTCAATTGGGCCAGCATCTTCGAGTGCATGAACAAGATCCGTGCGGAGCTCAAGGAGTTCTTCCCGTATCGTGTCATTCACATCGAGCGTGTCGAGGCCGACGACGTGATCGGCACCCTGGTCAATGACTTTCATAAGACCGACTCCATCATGATCTTGTCTGGCGACAAGGATTTCAACCAGCTCCACTACGACGGCGTCAAGCAGTACGATCCTACTCGCAAGAAGATGATCGTCTGCGAGGACCCCGAGCTGTACCTCGAAGAGCACATCATGCGAGGCGACAAGGGCGACGGCATTCCTAATATCCTGTCACCCGATAACTGCTTCGTCGTGGGTGAGCGCCAGAAGACTCTGACTCAGAAGAAGGTGGAAGAGCTGATCGAGACCGGCCTGCCCGGTAAGTTCGACCACGAAAATTATCGTAACTACATGCGCAACTCTCGCCTGATCGACCTTCGGTTTACGCCCAAGGAGTACAAGGAGAAGATCCGCGCTTCGTACGAGGAGCAGGAAGGCAAGAACGGCTCCAAGATGATGAACTACTTCATTGCCAATCGACTTAAGAACCTGATGGAATCTATGGGAGACTTTACATGAAACTAGGTGTAGCGGAGATCTTGGAGAAAGTATCCAAGATTAACCGCAAGGCTGATAAGATCGCAGAGCTGAGGAAGCACGACAACTTCGCTCTGCGTACTATCTTGCAGGGAGCTTATCATCCCAACGTCAAGTGGCTGCTACCCGAGGGCGCGCCGCCGTTCAAGAAGAACGAGCTGGTTGACCTCGAGGGAGTCCTGTACTCAGAAGCTCGTAAGCTGTACCTGTTCGTAGAGGGCGGCAAGAACGACCTGAAGCCGCTTCGGCGAGAGACTCTGTTCGTAGAACTGCTGGAGTCGCTGGCTCCGGCCGACGCAGACCTACTCTGCGCTGTCAAAGACAAGAAGATCCCTTACAAGGGCATCACTCCGCAACTAGTCAAAGAGGCATTTCCGGGACTCCTGGGCGATGAGCAAGAGCAGAAATAATAGGTACCGTGATCGGTACGACGACGACTTCGAGTATGAGTATAATCCGTACGGTCGTAAGTCAGAATACCTCGAGAAGAAGCGTGCTAAGCGCATGCAGCGCGCGATGAAGACCCGAGACGTAGACGGCCTTCTCGAGCAAAATGACGACTACGACGACGAAGTCTAGCTAAATAACAGAGAAACAGATGCCGACATATACATTCATAAACAAGGAGACCGGAGAAGAGACGACAGAGTACCTGTCTATCTCCGATCTCGACAAGTTCTGTAAGAAGAATAAGCACCTTGAGCAGGTCATCGGGGCCCCTGCTATTGGCGACACGGTTCGCCTCGGTCTCAAGAAGCCGGATAACGCCTTCCGAGACCACCTCAAAGAGATCAAGAAGAAGCACTCTCGAGGATTCACGAAGAGCACCGTCAACACCTTCTAGTAGAGTACAATGCAGCAGAGAAGACTGACGAGAAAAGAAAAAAGAAAACTTCGCCAGGCTGGTATAGATGAGGAAGTCGGTCATGATTATCTATTCAAGCATAGCTTTCAGATAAAGTCGATCTCTCCGCTGACAGACAATCAACGTCTGGCATTTGAGTACTTCGAAGAAGAGAACAACATACTGCTTCACGGCGTGGCTGGTACGGGCAAGAGCTTCCTCTCCCTGTATCTGGCATTGAAGCAGGTCCTCGAGGGCAAGTCGCCCTACGAGAAAGTGGTACTAGTGAGAAGCGTGGTTCCCACGCGTGACATGGGCTTCCTGCCCGGTAATAATAAAGAGAAATCTAGAGTATATGAAGCACCCTATACAGCAATCTGCACTGAACTCTTTGGGCGAGGAGATGCTTACGCGAATCTCTGCACTAAGGGCTTCTTGGAGTTCATATCTACTTCTTTCGTACGCGGCACTACTTTTAATGATTGCATCATTATCGCCGATGAGATCCAAAATATGGACCTTGGTGAGCTCGATTCTGTAATCACTCGAGTAGGCAAGAACTGCAAAGTCTTGATGTGCGGAGACTTTCGCCAGTCAGACTTTCGCAGAGAGCACGAGAGATCCGGCATCATCAAGTTCATGAGCATCATCAAGGCGATGCGTTCGTTCGAGTTCGTGGACTTCCAAGAGCAGGACATCGTAAGAAGCGCGCTAGTGAAAGACTACATTATCACCAAAGACAGACTAGGTATCAGTGTTTAAGCATGCATTATTTGAGCGTTTTGAGTTACCGTCAGAGATCATAGACGAGAAGCGCTACTACACCACACCGACGGGGGAGAAGTACCCGTCGGTGACTACTGTTATAGGTAAGTACACGGACAAGAGCGGCCTACTTGCTTGGCGCAAGAGAGTAGGAGAAGAAGAGGCGAACAGAGTCTCCGCCGTTGCTGCCAATCGCGGTACTCGCGTCCACAACATCCTCGAGAAGTACGTACTAAACGATCCCACGTACGCAGAAGGCGTCATGCCCATCAACCTGGCCATGTTCAAAGACATGAAGAATGTCCTAGACAACCGGCTGGGTGAGATATACGGCATCGAGCATCCTCTCTACTCTCATCGTCTTCGAACCGCCGGTAAGACAGACTTGATTGCGGAGTTCGATGGAGTCAAGTCTATCGTAGACTACAAGACTGCCAAGAGATACAAGAAAGAGTCAGACATCCTCAACTACTTCTTGCAGTCTACTTGTTATGCTCTTATGACGGGAGAGAGGACTGGAATACACATCCCCCAGATCGCCATCGTCATCGGCGTAGACAACGACGAGCCTCAAGTCTTTATCAAGAAGACTGCAGATTACGTCTCTGCCGTAGTCAAGATGTTCAAGCACCACAATATCTCAATCTTTTGAAAATAACAGTGTACATTCAGTGGCACTTGGGGTAAAATGATTTTATTGGATGGGAACATCCAGTCTGAATCGAAAGGAAACTACATTATGGCTCATGAAATCGAAGATGTGAATGGCGTCCCCGCAATGGCTTATGTCGGTCAGGTTCCCTGGCACGGCCTAGGCAAGGAAGTCCCGGCCGACCTGACCCCGGCGCAGATGCTCCAGGCTGCTCAGCTCGACTGGACCGTCGAGAAGATCCCGGCTTTTGCCACGATCAACGGCAAGAAGGTCCGTGTCAACCGCTCGGCTCTAGTCCGCAACAGCGACCACAAGATGCTCGACGTCGTCACCGACGACTGGAATCCGGTCCAGAACCAGGAAGCCTTCGAGTTCTTCAACGAGTACATCATGGCTGGTGACATGGAGATGCACACCGCCGGCTCGCTCAAGGGCGGTCAGGTCGTGTGGGGTCTGGCTCGAGTGAAGGAGTCGTTCGAGCTGTTCAAGGGCGATCGCATCGACTCGTATCTGCTCTTCTCGAACTTCCACAAGTACGGCTACTCGACCGACATTCGCTTCACTCCGATTCGCGTCGTGTGCAACAACACTCTGACGCTGTCGCTGAACTCGGCCGTCGAGCGTATGGCCAAGATCTCGCACCGCAAGGAGTTCAAGGCTGAAGACGTCAAGAGCATGCTGGGTATCGCCACGGACAAGCTCACGAAGTACAAGGAGATGGCTCAGTTCCTCGGCTCCAAGCGAGCCACTCACGAGCACGCTCTCGACTACTTCTCGACCATCTTCCCCGGCGCGGAAGACGAGGAAGAGATCAAGTTCTCGCGTAACGCCAAGCTGGCCCTCGAGATGATGCACACTCAGCCCGGCGCCGAGTACGCTCGCGGCACCTTCTGGCAGCTGTTCAACACGGTCACGTTCATGACCGACCACATCATGGGCCGGAACGTCGACAACCGTCTGACCAACGCCTGGTACGGCCACAACAAGACGCTCAAGACTCGAGCGCTCGAGACCGCCGTAGAGATGGCCAACGCGGCCTAATAGAACGGGGGAGGGCAACCTCCCCCTTCTTTTTTAGTGTACATCGGCTGACCGTCTTGGTATAATAGGCACATGGCAAAATCAAATCCTAGTCGTCGTCTCTTCAAGCGCGAGAAGAAGACTCGCGTGTCTAAGACCGAAGAGTACTTGGTCAACACTCGGTACCTAGGCGCAGAGCCGAAGTACACCGGCGAAGTGCTGACCGATCTTCAGCTCACTACCGCTTATACGTGGTACAGCTACATGTGCCGAGCTTCAGACGCTCGCGAGTACATCGTAGAGTACATGGACAAGATCGGTAAGAAGAATGTCGCTCGCCTGATGCGCAGCGTCCCCGACGGTCAGGTCCCCCTGACTGCCGGCTGGATCTGCCGCATCCTCACGCGCGGCGGCAAGATCACCGACCGCACCAAGGAGTTCCTCCTAGACCGAGTCACTCGTTCCATCGAGCGCAGTCAGACTGCGGCCGAGGAAGAAGCCAGGACTCCGTCTCGTCCGTCTCGAGACGTGCAGGCTTCCATTCGTGACAAGGCTCGCGACATCATCGGCGACCTCGAGAGCATGATCGACAACGCCCAGCCGTTCAACATCTACGACTACATGCAGAAGAAGAACATCCCGGCCATCTACGCCGCGTACATCGCGGACTA